TCCTTGTTAATATCCAACCCCTCAACCACCTCATCACGCTGCATATCCTCCAGGTACCACTTGTTGATGCGCCCCAGGATCTTTAGCACTCGAGCTTGGCTAGAATGAAGCCGGGCATGAATCGCAGAGAACACCGCGGCGCCCTGCTCAATCAAAGCCTGCGTCGTGCCAACGGGTGCATTAGCCTGGACGTCAGCAATCTTCTCCTCGCTGGTGGTCACTACCCCCTTGGCGGCATCAGTCAGCCACGACAGCAGGTTAAACAGGACAGGAGAGGGCGGATTAAACGGCATCGGCATCGCAAGCTTCTTGATGTCGTCAATGCCTGGAGCCGCCTCAATCTCGGCAACCTGCGTAACCTCAACCTGCAGCGACTGGCCAGATAGCTTGGCCCCCTTGAGCTTTAGAAGGGTCGCGGCGTTGTTGATGTGGGCGGAGTCTAGAAGGGCGCGAAGAGAACCGGTGAGAGCAGCAGACAGACCGCCAATAAGATGAGGAAGGCCGATAGCGTAAGCACCCCGCCAAGGAATGAACTTAAACTCAACGATCCAGTCCAACTTCGCCATTGTTTCATCGCCTTCCTCCCAGTTTCTGTACAACCCGATTGCCTCAGAGTTGTAGTCGTCAATCATTAGAATGTACGGAGCCGCCTCACCCTTCGTGTATTCATCGCCCTTGATCTCGAGCCATGTATAGACGTGGTATACACGCCGCATCCCATCCTCGTTCTCGCCCTGTGTGCGCCCCTCAATCTTGTCGGTGGCCTTCTGCGACTTGGTTGGGTCAAGCTCCATTGCAGAGGACATCCAGCTAACGTCCTTGTAGAGCCCAGACGCCACCCGCCGGTCAAACTCGTACTGGGTAATGTCGTGGACCTCAGTCACCCGCTGCGCCGTGTAGAAGTTCACCGCGGAGAAGGGCAGGAGCACGTTGTCAATCGGCAAGAACTCAGCACAGGGCCGGCGCTTCTTCTCGTCATACCAGAGCTTCATGTACTGCGAGCCACCTAGCGGTAGCTGCGTCATCATCTGCTCCTGCTCGTCCCTAAACTCCTCAATCTGGTTGGTCAACTGCCAGTTCATGAAGTCCCGCTTGCGCTCTGCCGCGGCTAGCTTCTTCTCGTCAACGTCACCAAGGATGTTCGTCCGCACAGGGCCATCGGGCGGGAATAGCTCCTTGATGGCTCGAGATGCAAAGTCGATACAGGCCTCGGCCATGACGGGGTGGACGACCTTGCTGGCACCGCTGAAGTTGGCCCCGCCTGGCGCATCGTTGCCTAGGCCAGTGCGACGGATACCCTCTTCGTATTGCTCATCGCGCTTCTCTCGAGCCCGCCGGTCCTTCTCAACCAACTCAATGTAACGCAGCGCCAGCCCGCCGAAGTCCTCGTCCATCTCGAGGTCAAGGTCGTCAGCCAGGTTGCGGTAGAAGTCCTCATTCTCTCGAGGCCCCTCAGACTTGGTCGTGACCATCGCCCCGCCGTCGGGCAACTCCTCAATGTCCGTATCATCAAACAGTGAGCCAATGTCTTCTGCCGGCGCCTGGTCTGGCTGGCCCTCTACGAAGCGATCGGCCTCGGCGTCAACTGGGAATTGCGTTGCCATATTGGTTCTCTTATTTGGTTACAGTGGATAGTGCGCCTTCGGGCTTCTTCTTTTTCTTTGGCGGCTCTTCTGTCTTCTCTTTTGCTAGCAAGTCTGGCGCAGCTACGCCAAACGCTGCTGCTGTAGCCACATCTTTGCGAAATGGGTCAAAAGCAGCGAAACGTGAACGAATCTGATCAGGGTCAAAAACCACGCCAACATCAACCATTTTAGTCGGTCCAAAGCCACCAGGGTCATATGTGTTTTTTAAAATCAAAGCGTCATGACCTTCTCTTAACGCCTGATCTATTAAGTTTGAATAAGATTCGTCTCTATATGAGCTTCCGCCAAAGTCGTGATACATCGGGTTTTTATATCGCAAAGCAACTGGAAGAACATTTGCACCAGATTCCACGTTGGCAAGAGCGCCTTCATTTCGCACAGACAAATATTTTTTAATAGAGTCAATAGCTTCTTTGGCAGGCTTCTCTTTTGCAACAGAAGATATGTGGCCAATTAAGTTTTCAAACTGGGGCTCTTGGTACATTGAAGACGCATACCAACCGTGTGGCATTAGCTCTTTATATAGCCTGTCATAGGCATCAAGATCTTCACGCGACATACTTTTAAATTTACTAGCGTCTTGATTGTTATACCAAGCGTCTTCTATTTTCTTAAGCATTACGTCCCTAGCATCGCCCTGTTTTGCAACAAGGAGCTGCCTGTAATTATTATCTTTAGTTACCAGGTCTTCTACTTGCGCCATGTATTTTTCGTAATCATCCCAGTTGCCAGATTTTTCTGCAGAATTTGCTTTACGCATTAGTGTTTTGTATTCTCGAGACCCTCCAGATCCAGCATAGCTGCTTGCTGTATACGCACCATGCCCTTTTACTGTTGGACTTGGAGGAATGGGGACTCCCGCTTTCTCTAGCAATGCAACAGATTCTGGATCGTGCTGCACCATGTGAGAAGGAGGTGAACTAGGGTCTCTAGCAAAAAAATATCCCTTTTTTGCGCTTGGAGCACCGGTTGACTCTCCTAATACGCTTGGATCAAACTTTCTAATATCGCCAGTTGTTCCGTGATACCAGTCGTCTTCGTATCCTTGCTGCAGCATCCTTGTTAATGGGTTTTCAGATTGACCAATCTGCTTTGCCCTTTGACTTGCCAGTCTTAAAGCCTCATCCTGCGGGGCTGCCTTGATTGCCCTAGCAAATCTTGGCGCAACCTTGACCGCCCCGGCAGCACCCGGCAGAACCCCAAGCACCGCGGCGCCATAGTTGCGGGCGGCGTCACCGTACCTGCCAGACTCGAGGTCGTAGTTGCCCTGCCTGATGTCTCGGCCACCCTCCTCAAGCCCCTTAGCGGAGCCCAGGAACGGTACGAAGTCAACGGCGCCCATACCACCAGGGATACCACTATCGGATCCACCAAAGGCCGTCATGGAGAGCCTGCGGGCCCGCTCCCTGCTAGTGATCTTAGCTAACTGCTCCTCGAGGAAAGCCTGCGCCTTCTCGGCCTGGGTTAGATCTCGGCTGCGGGCTTCAGGCTCAACCGGGCGGAGCAGGCGCTCAATCGTGGGGAACTGGGTTGCCATATTGGTTCTCTTGTTAATTGACTACAAAGGATCTGGCAAATCAAAAGCCCTGCGAAGCGCCGTATAAACCAATCGCAAACGCAATTCTGTTTCAGGCAAAAACTCTTTTGGTTCTGATTGCTCTGACTCAATAGCTGAATGAATGTATTCAACTAATATTTCAAACTCTTCCTGGTTGTTCACGGCTGTTGGTTTGCATTCATGTATTGCATTATTCTGTTTAGCCATTGTTGATCTGCTTTTTGATAAGGGTAAGAAAGGTTAAAAGACCTCATGTCGCCAGCCGGATCAGTGCCCGCCGCTCGCCTAGCATCAGTGAAGTTTGAAAACAAAAACTCTCTTGGAATGGGACGCTCGAACCCGCCAACATATTGGCCGCCAAGCTGGGTGTTGTATGTGGTGTGTGGCGCAACTGGATTCGTAATGACGCGGCCAGTCGGGTCCATCTTCGCTATTGAAAACCCGCCGTGGTGAATCGGAACATCCATCAATAATGGCTCTGTGATCGCTGCTCGAGCGCTAGGCAGGTCCGGGAATCCTGCTTCTCTAAACTTGTCCAACTTCATGCGATCGATGAAAGCGTGTCGCAGAGCCCCGTTTGCATTAAGCTGCTCTCGAGCGCCCGGCTTCTCAAGGCCCTTCCATTCTGGCCGCAGCCTCTGCACTTCTTCGTCAAACTCTCGCTTGGCCTTTTTGGTTATTTTCCCACCTTTGACCTGCTGTAGCAACGCATCAGTCATCATTGTGGAAAAATCACCAGCGGAATGGCCCATCGGCATATAGACCATGTATACGTCGCCGTTCCCCATCTGCGCGGCTTCTTGGACCCGCTTAGAAAGCCCGGAGATTACTTGCTTGTCTGAGGCCCATGCAGAGCCGTAAGGAAGGTGAGTCCTCATGAAATCAGGTCCGCCCTCAAGCAACACCGGGCTCGGAAGATTAACACCCTCAATGCTAGTCAAAAGGCGGCCGGCCGCGGTTCTATCGCCCGTAGCTGGCAGGATGATCGCATTTTGCATCTGCTCTGGCTTGATGAACTGTCGCTGAGGCAGATTCTGTATGTCCTGTTGTGTGAACTGCATCTGGCTGACTGGCTTATTAAGCTTCTGCCCTTTGCCGATGGGGTGATATAGGCCCTGTGCAACATTGTCTGCCTTGCTTTGTCGAGCCGCCATCCCTAATGCGCCGGCGGGGATCTTCCCAAATGCCATCCCACCACCGGAGACAGTGCCGGCCATGTTGGCAACTTCTTCCGGCGTATAGTCCCCACCCTGTGCTGCGTACCCAGGCAATGAGAAGGCCTTCGCGGCGTCATATACGAACTGAGGTGCAACCCAATCGGTCAAGTCCACCGTGCTACCCTTCGTCAGGGCTCCCCGCGGATATGGCAGCAGTCCGAGACGTTCCACCTCAGGATCAAACCCAAACCGATTGGAGACGGCCGCGTCCAGTCCAGAAAGCTCTTTGCGGGGAGCGGCCTTCTTTCGATCTCGAGCCTGGCGCCGTTCTTCGTCGAGCATCCCTTGATCAATCGGCATACATCACCTATGCGGCGTAGGGGTTGACGCGCTTCTTGCTGGCGCCGGAGTCTGCATAATCATCGTCGTCGTAGTCATCTCGAGGCGGTGGATCAATCTCAATCCAGCCTGAGTCCCGAAGGAAGCGCAGGCCCTGGCTGGTGGCGTCCACAAAGTCGTCGTGCGTCGTCTCAGGGAATGCACAGAGTTGGCTGACCATCCCCTCGGCCCAGTCGCGAACGTAACCCGGCCTGGTTGTGCTCTCAGGTATCCAGACACGACCGCGGGCGATCACGTTGCTGACGATGATGAGTCGCAGCATCTTGTCTGCTTTGCCGGGGTTATATGAGTGAATGGGAAGATGCGCCCTTTGAAGGTCCTGAATGAGGCTGATACCGGCTGACTTATCTT